CAAGCCGTTTAATGAATATTAACGTTGAAGACTTACAAGCTTGGGGTCGCGCTGTCGAACTTGCTGGAGGTGATTCTAAACGGTTTGAGGGGACTATCTCTTCACTTGGCGAAAAATTCGGAGTTACATCCCAGCAAGTACTCACACTTTTACCAAAATATGCTAATGCTTTAAATAAAGTTAATCCCGCTCGTGCTCAACAAATCGGTAAAATGTTAGGTATTGATGAAGGTACAATTTTACTATTGCAACAGGGGAGCCGTGAGGTTTCTGAGATGGTAAATAAACAGAAGCAATTAAACGTTATTACCGAACAAAATAAAGATTTATTTTTAAAATATGATCGGTCTCTATCTACGGTAAAACAGAGTTTTAACGCTTTATTTTTAAAACTCGCTATTGAGGCGTTGCCCGTATTAATTAAGATCGCTGAAAAAACGAAAGAGTGGGTTGATTTTTTTGTTGGGCATAAAGATTTCGTTATCGGGGGATTACTTGGGATTGCGGCAGCCGTTACAGTATTGGGTGTTCGATTCGCTTTAGCGTCACTCCCACTCACATTGATGGCGGCTTTGATAGTCGGGCTTATTTCATTACTCGCGTTAGTATACGATGATATTCAAGCGTTTATGCACGGTCAACGTTCTGTTATAGGGTACTTAATTAATCATTACCCAAACGCAGCTCAAGCGGTTTATAACGCGTTTAAATTTATGAGAGACGGGTTTGATATACTTGCAAAGGCGGCAGATAAATTAATGCATCCTCTTGAAACTTTAGAAGAGGCCTTAAAAAAAGTCCGTGATTTAGGTAAACAGGTTTATGGATTCGTTGGTGGTAAATTAGGCCTTTCGATAAATTCAAAAAATAAGTATCTACAGCAAGACCATTTCAGCCAAGTTTTAAACAAAGCGCAACAGGCGTATGGAAGTGGTAAATCGGGAAATACAACCGTTAGTACTGGGGATATTACTATTAACACCCAAGCGACAGACGCTAAAGGGATTAGTCAATCAATACAAGGCGAATTCAATCAGCAATTGACGCAAGTAAATAATTATCATTCCGATGGAGTACTTGCATAATGGCTCTATTGAATCAGGCGATAACATTTATTGCAAGTCAACTACCGTCGTTTGCATCGGATCCGGTTGCTATATTCACACAAGATTACCAACAGCTATTTTCTAATGCTCGGGCTATAAAGGCTAGTGTAAAAGAAGATTCTAAGGTAATGGAGCATCCCGTGGAAACGGGGGCGATAATAGTCGACCACCGTATTATTTTACCTGTAGAAATTGAATTATCTTTGATTTTAACATCGAACGATTATAAAAATACTTATCATCAAATTAGAGATTATTTTTATAATGGGACGCTTTTAATTATACAAACTCGGTCTGGAATTTATCAGAATCAATTGATACAGAGTATGCCGCACGAAGAAGACCCAACCCAGTACGATGTGCTTACACTGGTTTTGAATACGAAACAAGTAATATTTGTGACTGCTCAGTATGGGACTACCCCAAAAAATCCGGCGAATACGAATACCGTAGACCGTGGAGTGCAGCAAGGAACCACGGCTAACGGAGTTCAAACCGGAAGCGTTGCGGGTACAGAATTAACAAACGTGGGTGAAGTTGTAGACCCTAAGAAGTTACCACGATGATTAATATCCCATTGCAAGATATCCCGAACCAATCCCTATCCATACAACTAAAGGATAATAATGTAGATATACGGCTACATACATGTGCGAGTAACGCGGGTACTCCGTCGGTAACAATCACAATTACGATTAATGAAAACTTAATTGTGAATAATGTCCGCATAGTCCCCTCAACGAAATTGATTAATTATTTTTATTTAGAGAATGGGAATTTTTATTTTCTTACAGAGAATGACGATTACCCCGATTATAATCTATTCGGGATATCTCAATTTTTGATTTTTGCGTCAACTAGTGAACTTGAGGCGATCCGAAATGCCGCAATCACTTGACCCTCGTATTATCGTTTTAAATATTACGGTAAATGGTAAGACTAAAATCTATACCGCGTCTGGTGATTCGCCTATGAGTATCACGGCGACGGGGACTAAGTACGCGAACGCCCTTCAAAATGAGGCGCAGATTACGATCAGTAATTTAGATAAAGAAACCCAAGATTATATTCTAAGTGAGACTACGCCTTTTAATTTAAATGCGTCACCTAAGACGGTTACCCTTTTCGCAGGTCGGGATTCATACGGTACGGCTCAAATATACACGGGTAACATCGTGAGTTCATCTTTAACGCAGCCGCCCGATATTGGTATCTCTTTACGCACACTTACAGGTAATTTCCTTAAAACTAACGTGATTACTAACAATCAACCCTCTCAGACGACATTAAGCCAAATAGGGGGGCAGGTTGCTAAGACGTTGAACATGGCTTTTCAATTCGAAGCGACGGATAAAAATATCGGTAATTATAATTTCGCTGGAAGTTCGGTTAAGCAGGTACAGTTATTAAATTCTATGGGCGGGATAAATGCCTTTATAGATGATAATACACTCATTATGAAAAACGCTTTAGTGCCTTTAACGGGTACAACTCGAATATTAAACGCTGATTCGGGATTGATTGGAATTCCTGAATTCACGGAGCAGGGATTAAAAGCTACTTTCTTACTGGATAATAAGACTAAAATAGGCGGGGGCTTGAAAATAGAATCTCAGGTATACCCGGCAATCAATGGTAATTATGTGATTTATAAATTAGGGTTTAATATCACTTCAAGAGATGTACCTTTTTATTATATCGCCGAAGCGGCAAGGATTAGAGGGCAATGAGTAAGATTAATAGTCCAGATATAGACCCAGCAAATAATTACAGCCTTGTAGGTTCGATCAATAACGCCTTTCAAAAAATGATGCAGGCGATGAACGGTATGCTGCCCGCTCAAGTTACAAGCTACGACCGGGAGAAAAACCGTGTTGAAGTTCAATTATCTATAAATTTATTGACTACAGACGGGAGTCAAATCCCCCGACCGCATTTAGTAAATATCCCCGTTCTTACACTTGGAGGGGGTTTATTCAGTATGAGCTTTCCTCTTAAGTCGGGCGATCTGGGATGGGTATTGGCAAATGACCGCGACATTTCTAGTTTTTTACAAAGTTATTCTCAAGGTTCGCCCAATACAACACGTATGAATAATTTTGCGGATGGTATGTTTATCCCGGATTTAATGAAGAGCTATAATATATCGGCACCCAATGAAAAATATTTAGTAATTCAAAGCAATGATGGAACGATGTCTATCCAGATGGGGATTAATACTAGCAACAACGCGCATGAAATTAATGTTACCTGCGACCGATTAAATATAACGACAAATTCCGGGGCGGGGTATGTGAATGTTAACGGTAATTTATTTGTATCTGGGCTTATAGAAAATCCAACCGGCGCGGTTCTCCCGTTGCCTGTTGTTCCGCCGTTCCCACCTTAGGACGATTAAAATATGCCATTTTTAACGATATCTGCAAATGTAAATAACAATATACCCGGTGTGGAATTTAACGACATTTATTTGGATAATCAAAATAATATTGCGATGGCTACCGATTTACAATCGATATTACAAGAATGTGCTCAAGTGGCACGAACCTTGCTCGGGGAATGTGTGTTTGATTTAAATGTCGGTATCCCCTACGAGCAAGTGATATGGGTTGGGGTTCCGAATATTGAACAATTTACTGCGGCGTTGCGTACTGCGTTTTTAAGTGTTCCCGGAGTTATTGAGATTATATCGATACTTGTAAATCAAAAATCAAATAATTCTCAATCTAATGATATGCTAACGTTTAATGCAATAATTAATACCATCTATGGCACGGGAGTTATTCAATAATGGCTGATGTATACACGTATCAATTAACCACGGGGTTGGTCGTCCCCGATACTGCCGAAATACAAACCGACGTACAGGCCGAATACAGTAATACCTTCGGTACAGATTTGAACGTTACGTCACCATCGACCCCGCAAGGTCTTTTGATTAATGCAGAGACTCAAGCACGTGTGGCCGTTGTAGATAATAACGCCGCTTTAGCTAATCAAATTAACCCGTCTTTTGCGGGGGGCGTCTTCTTAGATGCGCTACTAGGATTCATGGGAGCGCAAAGAATACCCGCGAGCAATAGCCGCGTAAATTGTACAATTGTAGGTTCTTTCGGGACTATAATCCCTGTGGGTTCTTTAGCTGTCGATGTGGCTAATAATCAATGGGAGACTCTAGAAACGGTAACGATTCCATTATCAGGAACATTAACAGACGTGATATTTTCCGCTGTTGATACCGGGGCTATAACGGTTACTGCGACGCAACTTAATAAAATTGTTAGTAACTTGCTAGGATGGGATACAGTATCAAATCCGGCATCGAATTATTTGACGGGAGTAGCCACACAAAGTGACGCCCAAGCGAGACAATACCGAATAAACACCTTGTATCTTCAGAGTAATGGTTTAGCCGGTTCTGTGATTTCGGCGTTAACGGCTTTAGTCGGGGTTAAAAGTTTATCGTTTTTAGAAAATACGGTTGCATCCACACAAACTATTAAAGGCGTTGTGATGACTGCTAATTCCATATACGTGTGTATAGAGGGCGGAAATAACGGCGATGTGGCTGCGTGTTTGACTGCTACTAAAAGCGCGGGATGCGGGTATAGCAACAGCGCGAGCGGAACCCCGGTATCATACCCCTATGTTGTCCCTTTAAGTGGACAGACAATAAACGTGCTATTTGATAGACCGGATATAATTCAAATAGGTGTTGAGTTAACAGTGATTTTAAATACTCCGATTCAAGATTATATTACTACACTTACTCAAGCTATTTTAGATTATGCCGCAGGACAAGTTAGTGGGCTTGCGGGGTTAAAAGTCGGAGGGAATGTTTCTCCTTTCGAAATCGCCGCAGCTGTTGGTATTCAATATCCGGGAGCGTATGTAACAAATCTTTTAATTAGCAATTTAACCCCCGTGATTATGAACGGAACGACAACGAGCGGATCTAAATCTATTTCGGGATTGGTTAACGTTCTTGTATCATTAGAAGTGGGAATGTCGGTATCGGGGGCGGGAATTGCTCTAGGTTCAGTAATTACGGCACTTGTGGATAATACTCACGTTCTTATTTCTATAAATGCCACCGCGAGTGCTACGGTTTCATTAACGTTTACCGGTAATTATGGGGCGCAAGAAATAGGAATTGAACCCTGGCAATTAGCGAATATCGCGTCCGGTAACATCACTGTGAGTTTAGCATAATGAATATTCAACAGTTTGATTATAAGGTCGATTTACTTAATGTGGTACTCTGGCAGTATAACGAGGCTACTAATTTATTAAGTTTATTATCACAAAAGCAATCATGGTACGATTTAAATCAAACTGAATTTTGGGCTAATTGGTATAATCAAGTTTTTAATTTATCCCCATCTAATACACAAATTACTCATTTCGGCTTGGCGGTTTGGTCTATAATTTTAGATGTCCCCCTTTATGTTCCTATCGGTGAGGTAGTACCTACAGTGGAATGGGGGTTTAATGAAATACCTCCGGTAAATAATTATTTAAATTTTACTAATGCGCCTTTTGCGCCAACTACTCCGGTTATCTTTCTTACTGCGCCTCAACAGCAATTTATACTTTTATTGAAATATTTTAATTGTACGAATCGAGGCACATTAACGAATACACCGGATTTTTATTTTAAAAGCGATATTAAGTATGACCCGTACCGTAATAACTTTATCTATAATATAAATTATTTCTTTCAGATTTTATGTTTTTATTTGGGAGCGGCAATAGGGTACCCGGGTACGATTTATTGTCATGATAATTTAGATATGACAATAACCTATGTTTTTAGCGACCCTACATTGTTTCCTAGCAATCTTGCAAGGGCTATAGCGATGCTTGATTTATATCCCCGTCCCTGCGGCGTGGCAATCGTCTAATTATTTAAAGGATTATATACAATGGCAAATCCTGCACTTCCGTTTTTTCTATACCCCTTTGCGACCTTGGGGGATATCCCATCTTCAATCCCTCCTGTTCCTAATACGGGTTCCGATTCTACATCCGTGAACTATCAATATGGCTGGACAGTCCCGTATGAGTACCCGAGCACGAACCCTTCATATCTACCCGTACCAAGGACTTCATTTAATCAGGTACTCTTGGATATAACTACGGCCTTACAGCAATATCAATGGCAAGGAACGCCGTTGTGGATATCTCCTGCTTCCGGTGGTCCTGCTGGTTATTTATTATATTCTTACGTTGCCTATGATGCCGGAGCAGGAATTCAGATTTGGGAAAGTCAATTAGGAACTACTATATCTCCGAATACCTCTATTCCCGGGTCGGATACAAATTGGCTTGTTGTTAGTGGCAACGCTCAGGGAGTTGCACCGGGTACAATCGTTGATTTCGCCGGTTTTCTAAACCCTCCGGGATATTTTTTCTGTAACGGTCATACCCCCGTTCGCGCGGATTATCCCCGTTTATTTAACGCCATATGCCCGTTAATTGCATGTAATACCACGGCTTCCAGTACTACAATTACCGTTACGGGAGGTCATGGGAATACAATCGGGTTGTATGTAGGTATGCCCGTCGAAGGTTCCGGGATTCAATCGGGAACGGTAGTAGCTTCTATTCCTTCTTTTACATCAACCACCGCAGAATTATCATTGCCTCCCACCGCAACGGCAACCGGCGTACTTTTGCGATTTTTTTCTTGGGGGAACGGTGACGGTTCAAATACTTTCACCCTTCCTAATTTAGGTAATCGGGTTACGGCCGCATGGGATACAAACTCCGGGTCGGGATTACCCCCAGAAGTTCCGGGTACCAATATTTCCCAAGCGGGTCAAACCACGGGTGTTTCTGCAAGGCCTATAATTGCGAATAACCTGCCAGCTCATACACACCCGAATACTGCAGTGACTACGATGTCCGTAAATGGTAATAACAATCAGGGGGCTATCCCATCTAATATGATTGTAGGCGGGGCAGGAACTGGAGTTTTCTTTTCTACTTTCCCCTCGGCTACTATTACAACAACTATGACAAACGCGGCTAACGCAACAACTAACGCGGCGTTTGATATCGTCCAACCCACTGCGTTAGTTAGTAAAATTATTAAATACTAAGAGGGATTAAATGGCTATTTTTGATAAGGATATTATAAACATCGAGGGCGGTCTTACTAATGACCGCAACGATGGCGGGGGATTAACCAAGTACGGAATAAGCCAGAGGTCGTATCCACACTTAGACATTCCGAATTTAACGACGCAACAAGCTCTCAATATTTATGAGCATGATTATTGGGATCGGAATCAATTAAGTCTGATCACATCTCAGCTTATAGCGAATCAATTGTTTCTGTTGGTCGTTAATACTGGCGCGGAACCCGCTATTAAAATCATGCAATCGGCGTTAGTTCGTAGGGGAATGAAAGTCACTGTTGATGGGGTTATAGGGAGTGTGACTATATCCGCTATTAATATGTGTAATCCCTTTTCTCTTTCCGAATCAATGCGTGTTGCGGAGTGCAAACACTATTTAGATATTACGGATAATGACGCTACACAAAAAAAATTCTTTAGGGGATGGATTCGAAGGGCTCTTTTATGAGATAGTAGGAGTGCGATGTCTCCATAATGATCCGTATTGGGCGTGTTCGGTTCCCTGCACGCTCTCTTAATTTATACCGGCTCAATATTTAATTCTTCAATAGTAGGAATTTCCCAAAAATCAGTTAACCCGCATTTATCCCCCATAATAGCAACAAGAGGCGATTCGTCTCCAAATATAGGGTGTTCATAAAATTTCACCCCCCTAACTATTCCTATCAATATCGGTTTTTTATCAATAAAGTTTTGTTTATTATAATTCTTTTTAATCATTTCAGTAGCCCTCTTAATTCCAAGTATCTCTAGATAACGCCCTTTGTATTGATTGCTTCGTTTCATATCCGAATAATTCATCCTTAAAGAAACCCTCACCATGATATAGTGCATAGCAATTATTGTACTGTCGTTCTACTTTATAAGTTTTACCGCTAACGGTTATGTATTTAGGCATTCTTTTAATTCTTTCCATTTCGGTAACTCTCTTTCGTAATTTGATGAAGTAATTATATCCGATGTTGCCGTTCGCGTCAACAAGTATCTGCTATACTGTATTTATGGTGACCGAGGGAGAAACCATAATGTACCGAAACTTAAGATTATTTTATTTAATCCATCATTATTTAATTGCCTTTCATTGGTCGGTTAGTCTTACGCTAACGGTAACTTTTGCGATATACTTTTTTATCAAAAACATCCATGGTAAAAAATGAAATACTTAAACGTTGTCGTACTCTTCATTCTTATAGTAATCATGTGGAATTTTTCAGAATACTACGAAAGAAAATTAAATGAGTTGAAGATAGATATAATAGTTCTTGAGTCTGGAATGGGAAGTTATGAACTCCCCGAGAATGGATAGTTATTTTGGCGCACAGTCGGGGTTAATCGTAAAACAGCACATGCCTTTAACTAGGGGGTATTTTGTTTTATCCCGAATCACGTCAGGCCATTTTTGAGAATCATTTAAATTCACGTACGCTAGACATCCGGGCATATCGGGAAAAGACCTCTGAAAATGGCGTTCTGAACAGTCCCCGGAGGGAGTACACATAAGAACGTAGGCTATAGCAGCTGTTAGCATTTTTTAATCCTTTTATAAAGTGTGGCTAGTTGTTTAATAATAACGTCAGTATTCGGATCTGAAAAATTATATTGTTTATTTTTAATTTCGATACTTACTCCTAATATTTCTCCGGTTCTTTTTCTTTTTATAGACATCGGGGTGCTAACCCCGAATTCACTAAAAGAAAAGCATTGCTGTCTTACCGTTTCGTATTGTGTCATTTTATGCGGCCTGTTTTAGTAAATACGGTTTATCCCATTTGCCGATTCTAATATTTAAATAGTAGTTCGGTATGCTTCCATAATCCCCATCTTCTGAGACGATCCGAATAGGTTGTAATTTAAATATGACCTCAAGAAGTTTTAATAAAAATACTTTCGCGGGTTCATTTTCACGAAAACTTTCTTCAATCCAAAAATGACTTAATTCTTTTGCTTGGTAGTACTCACCGTTTCGCGTATCTCTTGCGGTAAAATCAATATTACTTTCCATTATAGCCACGTGCAAGCTTGTACAATGCTCTTTAGTTACGAAGAACTTAACATTTGGGAATTCTTTCTTTAAAGCCACTCGTACCGATTTAACTTGTTCCGCTGATATATAAGGCATTTTATTTTCTCTCTTTCGTTACTTGATAAAGAGATTATAAACGCTGTTGCCGCCGGTGTCAACAACTAATCCTCTTCATTCCATACTCTAGCCCAATGAGTTACGGTAAATTCTTTAGCTGATTTTTTTAATTCATCTAACGTGCAGCTACATGAAAAGCAGTTATTACAATCTTCAAGTATATAAAACTGCGATCCATCGAAATTCGCTATACCATAAAAACAGCAGCTTAGATCGTCTTCGAAAGAATACCGTATTAGATATTGAAAATATTTATAGCCCTCTAACTCAAGCGGAGACCTATCCGGGTATTTATTCCACTTAATCATCCTCGTTCTACACACGTGTATTTAGCCGAAGATAATAGCCCCGGAATATTTTGTTTAAAATTAGACCCTGCCTGTTCACATAAAGATTTTGAGTTGTAATCGATAGTGGTAATTGATACGCCGTACGCCGTCGACATGATTAAAATTAAAACATAAGTGCTCATATTAAATATGCCTATCATTGAATGTTCGTTTTAAAACCTTAACGGTTTCGCCCGTTTCATTATTTTCTATGTGCATACGAAACCCGCCCCTAGAATGCTCGGAATCAAAAGCCTTTATGACTTTTTTAATACTGTTCTCTTTAACCGTTACGGTAGAGCCCGTCCAATTTTGAGCCACCAGCGTGTATTTCATTTTAACACCTCATCAGTTGCCTCAGATTCCCATCTTTTATACATTTCTTCATCCGGATCATTCATTTTATAGTCCCTCTATTTTTATTTTATAAAGGGATTATAAATCATGTTGCCGTTCGTGTCAACTTCTATTTCCCATATCGTTTCCCACGCCATCCGCCGTTAGCTCTCACCGGCCAATCTTTAGCCCAATCGGGCATAGTTGACATTATTTTTTCAAACTCTTCTACACTTCCAAAACCTTCGGGAACTTCGCATACTATTTCATCATGAACGTGTAAAACTACCGGGTATCCTGCGGCTTCTAAATTCACAATTGCGTTTGCTAGGATATCGCGTGCTACTGCTTGGCAAAGGTTTTCCGTCAATTTACCCCCGTATGTTTCAATTCGAATCCATCCGGGAGCGCCAAACATAGGGTTACTGTTCCATCCCTCAAAACTTAGGGATAGTGTGTCTTTTTTACGGTCGCTCGGAATTAATCGGGGCTTGTGATACGTTAGATACCTATCGGATAATAATTGGCAATAGAGTACTTCTGATTTAACAACCCATTTAAAACCCCTATACTCGAAAGTTTCTCCGGGGTATAAAACCGCTTGAACCGCAGCTCCTTCAATACCGAAAAACTCCGGAAACCATCCTCGAACCTGACCGCCCCAAAACTCAACAATAGCAGGGGACGCTTTACGCCAAGCTAAAACGGCTTGTTTAATCTCTTCCTCAGAAAAGAATTCATCCGCACCAAAAGCCTTCCATGCGCCAATCCATCCACCGTACCCGCTCGCTAATTCCGCCACCTTCCCGATAGTCTTTCGGGTTGGATGGTGTTGTCCGGTTTCTTGTCTATGTTTGATATAATCTTCGAAAGGTATCCCCGTAATCTTAGAGGCACTCATTTCATAAATTTTACCGTGAGTATTAAAAACTTCTTTTCTCCAAGATTCTCCGGCTATTTCAGCTAAAACTACAGCTTCGATTGCGGAGTAATCCGAACATATAAAATCTTTACCCGGCGCAGAAATAAACATACCTCTTAAACATCCTGAAATGGTCTCTAACGCGTCGTTCCAATGATACTCGACACAATCTAGGTTACCCGTCGATATCGATTTAATCGCGTCTTCAACCGCGTTCGCGTTCCATTCAATCGGGATATAAGAAGTCCGTTGTTCGCCGCAAGAAGGGCAAAAACCATAAACGGAACTGTGGCTATTACAACCACCGCATAAGTAAACCAGAGGGCCACTATTAGGCATATTTTGAGGCTGTACGCCACTGCCCGAAGCGCGTCCAGTCCTAGCGGAATGATATATAAATAAATCATGAACACGCCCCGAGTTAGTTATAGTGTTATGCATCGCATAGAGTTTTTTAACAGCTGCCGATCCGATACGCTCACGGATTTTTAATACTTCTATAATGTCATCGGATACGTCCTGTCGTTTTAATAACAGTGTGACTTGTTCCGCATCGAGCACGGGGACATAAATGCCTTGGGTTTCTAACCACGAACGTATTTTTGCAACTTCCGAAGCTTTAGATACTGCGCTCCCCGTGAGTTCTTTTATTCTGGAATTATATTTTTTATATGCCTGTTCAATTATAGAGATACCCGCGAGGATAGTAGGATGGTCGAGCATAATACCCCTTTGATTTATAGCTTGGTCGCATGTCCAGAACTGTAACTCAAATTGATTTAAATCCGGTATCAACCCTGATAATTCGGCTTCGGCTTCAATATCTCTAAGGTTATAATTATAGAGTTTTTGCGCATCTTCCGGGTCTTCGGATAGTAAAATCCTGCGGCGGGGGTCTGATTTTGTAGGATTTCGTGGCATTGAAAATTTAGTTAATAAACGCCATCCGTCCTTATCTTTTTTATGTGTGATATCCATTACCGCGCCGCATGGGTCTAATGACCGGGGTAATGCATGAGCAACAGCTTTAGCCGCAGCGCAACGCCATTTATGGAATTTAACGGGCGGCCAATTATAAAGACGCTGGCAAACATTAATCCATATCCAACGCTCAAAAGCTACGTTCCACGCTTCGATTAACCCACCTGAAAGGATATGATTAAATAAATCAATTGGTGGTAAGTCCCCCGGTTTCCAGAGTCGTTTGCCTTTCCCGTCTTTTAGGTCATAGGCACATGATATAACCTCGGTACTGGGGTGCTCCGAATACTTAGCGGCTCCGATAGTTGGAAGGCCTTTTTTCAGGGCGTTGGGGGGTGCTTTATACTTGTGTGAATAGTCATCCCAGATATAACCGGCTTCACTATATGTTTCAAAATCCAGATCAGCTAAAACCGTGCTGTGACCCATACCGGCTACTAGTTTCGTTCCGGCTCTTAAATCTGTTGGCGGCAATGGAATCATAGTTTAGTTACCGCCGAAGGGTTAACCCATATTTTTGTTAAATCATCTAAATACCAGATACGGACTAATCCGAATTTTTCCTCTATAATTTGGGCTTTTCTTCCGTTATGCAGCACGTACATTCTTTTTTATCCTTAACAATATTTGGGCTCATTTTGTAAACAGATTAAACCATTACGCCGCCACATATCTACGACCGTTTGACGGTAATCTATAGCAAGTTTGGGATCGTAATGTTTTCGTATTTCTTCTTTGATTATATGGTCAGGGCAGTAGTCTCCTTCGGGTCTCATATAGAGATGGTGCCAAGGGATATTATGCTTCTTTAACCAAAACATTGTTAATTGTCTGTATTTTTGTGGGCGACCGGTTACGATCAAAATCTCACGACTCAAGGATAATAATCGAACTATTTCAATTACCGGTTCAATCGGTAAATCTAAATGACATTCCATAAAAAAAGCGTCCCAGTTTTTAGGCTCCGCTTCTAATACGCTTTGACGATGCATGTTATCGGCGATTGTTCCGTCAATATCCACAATTATGCTCATAGTTAACCTCAAATAAAGGGCCTATTTCTAGGCCGAAGATATTATACAATCATCATTCCATGCTGGATCAATAAAGCGTCTGTCCAACCCGAAGCGATTAACTGCTCATAAGATGCGCCATTACATGCGGCGGTCAAATTCCTAACGGGTGGAGCTACTGGAGCGGGAACCGGGGGCGTTAGAATCTGGGGGTAGGCCGGTGGGGCTACTGGAGCAGGAGCAGGAGCAGGAGCAGGAGCAGGAGCAGGAGCATGAGCATGAGCAGGAGCATGAGCAGGCACGGGTGCGGGTGCGGGTGTAAACGCCTGAGCGATAGGAGTTGAAGACGCACCAGCGGGGAGTTGAGCATTTCCAAAACCTACTGATTTCGGATCGGCACCGGAGATAATACGTTTACCAAAACCTGCACGAGCAACCATACTGTGATTTAAATAAACACCCGGTTGTTGAGTAGATTTGTTATCCTCAACATAACCGTAAACCTCTACATAATCTCCGAGTTGGATAGCGTTAGGTTCTGTTAAGGGTAATGTTCCGTTTTCGTTATATAAAGAAGGGGCGTAAGAACCAGAGAATTTTAAAATCCAATGGCCGGGGAATCCTTCATTATCACAAGGTCTATTTCCTTGAGTATTCGGAATTTGGCTATCTCCATTAATAACTTTCCAAGCAAAGGTAGGGCTATTAGCCTGTCCCATTGGGAAACCCGCTTGTCCAACGTCCCAAATTTTCCGACCCCATGCGGTTTGATTCCATTCGGTTTCGCCTTGCTTCTGAATAGCCACATTGAACCAGTAATTAACTCGGGGTTGGCCTATGTTAGCTCCTGATTTATAAACCAGAGGGCGATTATCTGCGTCTGTTGTAGCCCCAGTATATAACGAACCCTGAACCAAACGGCCTACTGGGGTTAATAATTCGATACGAGTACTCATTGTGATTTTTCTCCATTAATAAAATTTATTATATTACAGGTATTTTAGATTATGTTGCCGATAATGTCAACAGCTAGTTACTAACAGTTTCTGTGGATAACTCCTGTATAAGTGCTGTCTCAACTTTTATTTGGTCATTGATGTACCAGATTGCTTTCTTTAAATCTTCGACGCCGTTTTTATGCTTATAGCGCCAAAGATATTTTATAGCGTTCCCTATATTGAAATTGAGGGAACGCGCAATATCGATACATTCGATTTGTCGGCCGCATTCGCACTTTATACCAGAGGAATTATAGTGAGGGGGATGATTGATACTATCTGTCATTTGATTCTCTTCAATAGCTTTTCTTGTAGGTTTTTAAGAAACACCGCCATTTTTTCAGAGTGTTTCCCGGTGTCTATATATTTCGTGAGCAAGTCAATTATTAAACGTAGTTCCGAACTACTTAGCATTTTTAAAATCCTTTGAGTGTAAGTGCGGTTTGTATTTATTACATCTTTTGCATTTATAAAAAAAACTCTCGGTATGATAGTCTATTGATACCCAATCGGTATATTTGAATATAAAATCATTGCGGTCTAAAATATGACCGTGTATGAGACAGATTAATCGTTTCATTCTGTAACCTCCGTATTACAAAAACACCCCTCATAGACGGGTATCATCCGCTTACAATTAGGGCATTTAAAGGTATCACCACAAAAATAGGCTTGTGATATATTTCTGCCCCAAATCGGTAATTTTTGTAATTCCCGAATCTCATTAACTGACATCTTACGCCCACATTCATTCTTACAATCAGGTGATATGCAAAAAGTCTTATCTTTAAAACTCATAAATTACCCGCCCTTTTGTGCTATACTTAAATTGTAAACTATCATCAAGGAGCAATAAAATGTATCCTAAATTCTTTGATAAAAAAACGGATATAATATCTTTATCCGTACGACTCGCTCAGGATTTAATTAAAACAATTGATGATATCCTAAGCGTGATTAATTATTTCATTCCAAACTTTGCATTAAGCCTAGTCGTGAATTTTTTAGATGCGTTTATTTCCTCTAATCTCGCAAAGACTCCAACTTTTTAATCATGTCGTCAATGGCTTCGTTTTTAGTATTGTAAATGACGGGAGATTCGAAACGTTCATCCTCGACGAGTGTCGCATCAAATCCACGAATGCATTCTTTATTATAGTGTTTTATAATTTCAAAATTTGATGAATATTTAATCATTTACTTTCTACCCCACATTTATGGCATATAAAATACGTATCTTCTTTATAAGTCTCTAGAAAGTCATGCTCACAATAGTTTTCGATCAAATGAGTCAGTTTTTTTAATAATTATAGTAAGATTAGGAATTCCACTCACTCCTAGATCGACAAATCCAAGATAATTATCTCTCATCTTTAGTGAAGTCATTCATTTACTTTCTACCCCCCCCCCCATTTTTTGCATTGCATAATGTCGTTATTCATCTTCGCCCCTGCATTTAGACCCGCATGTTGGGCACTCAAGAGCTGAATCATAGCCTTCAATCATTAATTTTATTTTGTTAATTAATGGATAATTTTCTTTAGTTATCCAATGAAGCCATTTATGAATAAACTCAAGTTCTTCTTTTGTGAACTCATTCATTTATTTCAATACAACTAACATTTGCAGCATGATTACTTAAATTGCAATTAGGATTGGGGCATTTTTCATGCTCACAGTAGTTCTTAATAATCAATTGGATTTTATCAAATAATAGGCCGCTTCCTTCCCTGCAAAATTCAACTCCGCTTACCGATTGACTCCTATTTACACTCCATGCTAAAAGCAAATGAAGCTCTTCTTTCGTGAAGTCATTCACTTTTTAACCCCTCCCAGTATTTTATTTGAGAGTCAATTAATTCATCACGAGTTTCAAACATAGTACAACCTAAAGAATTAGGATCGCTTTCATCACAAAATCGATACCCTCCCTCTAAATTATGAACTTTCGTGCATTTAGGCCTATTATTTGATAAAAACCAAGCGTCTTTATATCGGGGCTTAGGTTTCGTTAGTTCTTGAAGTCGTGCTATATCATCGCAATCAGTTTGCTTCGATTCTTTAATTTCAGATTTAATTTCCTCTTTTTCTAAGTATTCGGAAACTATCCCCTGTAAATGAGCTTTCATAAGTTCGGGAATAGGATTTCTATATCCAGTAAATAATTCAGATAATGCTTTTTCTAAACCGGATTTTATTTCTTTCCCGATCGTACTTTCTAAAATTGCGTTTTTTACATACACGTCAATATCTTCGGGTTTTATGCTTATTTCCATTATTCTTTTCCCTCTAGTTTATTTATGCGCTCAAGAAGAATATCAACCATTTTAATTAAGTATGCTGTGACGTGGTGATCGCCTCTCATTCCTGATACCTGTTTAATATTTATATTCTTTTAGTTCTTCAATCGTTTTTGTTTCAAAGTTAATGGGTTCTATAGGGCTTATACTATTCTCTATTTTCGTTCCCCAAGAGGTTATATTCATTCTAATATTTCTCCTTTCCCGCATATACGGCACTTTTTAACGAACGGCCAACCCCTTCTCGATCGGTCGCATCCAAAGTCCCAATCATGAATATGTGTTTCTTTAGATTGTTTACTACGCGGCCATAAATAACCGAATATTAATCCTGAGAAAAAATTTATAAGCGCAACCGCTATTAACAGGTTGCTATTTTCCTTTAATTCGATTGCTGACTCATAATTTCATTATAAACAGTTATTCTTTGTTCTCTTGAATATGAAAAATTATTTGTTATAGGTAAGCTTTCTAATAGCACGGTTAACATAAATTGACCCTGTAATGCGGATAATTTCATTTATTTACGATCCTATTTTTTAATTCAATTACAGCTCTAGCCAAAACGAAAAAAGAATTAGCGCTCATGATGCTATCAGGGTTCTTAGAGGGTTTATCCATTAGAGCCTCAAGATGAAAAAAAGCTTTCTCTAAGGGACAATTTATAAACGCGTGAGCACTTTTTCTTAATTGCTCTAACTCTTGTTTTTCGCTCGGGTCTAGCATTCTATAATCCATAATTTTTTTAATTATAATACTACTTGTTGCCGTTCCCGTCAACTATATTTTAACTAATTCATTAGCTAAGAATTGAAGTATTTTTGTAGTCCCATTAATTCGAACTAAAAAATACCCAGATGCAAGAACACTTACTACCTGACCAATATCCCCGGAACCCGTACCTATTAATACTCGTACCATGTCGCCTATGCTAATCATCCCATCCCCCTATCAATATTTCATATAATCCGTGGTTGCTATAGCCCTCGAGTAATAGCCAACCGGCCTCACGTGAGCTAGAAAATTCGTCCCAAAGGTTTTCTACTTCCTCCGGGGTTAACTCCAAATTATATTCGATTGCCACATACCATAACCGCCTAACATCATCGGGATACCTAAATTTTGAAAAATAATGGTCTTGATCTAAATATTCAATTCTATCTTGAATTTTTATTTTTACGCTCTGCCTGAATTTATTCGGTAGATATATCCCTTGACACTGTTCAATATCATGAATTATTAACTCTAATTCCGCACGTGTGAATATCATTTAGAACCTCCGAATATTTTTCGTCCATCTTTAGATTCAACGAGTTTTAAACCGCCCTGCACTCGTTGTGAATATTCCGCCAGCAAGCCATCATCCACGCCTAATTTTCGTGCTTGAACAGGCGTTATAGGCTCAGAAGGTTTCGATAAATCAAATCCAAGCAGTTCACCTAAAGTGATTATTTCCTCGGTAGATTTCGTCCACTTCTCACGTCCTGCCGTAGCTTCTAATTTAAATCCGGGTACAAACTCACCTCGAGTAATCATCGATTTTGCTTGCTCATATAACCCCGTTATTCGCGCGTCTAATAACTTCGCCGCCCGCGTTAAATAACGTAATTCATTACCTGTGGATAGAGGCGTTAATTCCCACGGTGAGTTATCCATAGTTAGATCAACAGCGTTTAACCCGGATTGCTGTAATGTTTGGCAAGCATGACGGCCAGAACAGTGGTTGCATTGAGAGCTAGGACGGTGAGGTGCGTTTGAAGTAGTTGCCAAAGATTCCGCCGCACGGAGTTGCTCCATATATACTAGCCGCAATTGGTCTTTAGTTATCGTCCACGAACGGATATTCCCCTCACGCGTATAACAACGCGGCTGGACGATAGTCATAGTCACATTATCGAATTCTTCTATCATCGATACGCCCGCCGCGTACTCTAATAACTGCCAGTTTTCAAATACTTCAACATAGGTATGACCGAATTTATAATCCCAGATATACAGATGCCTGTTTTTAATTGTCCATACGTCGGGAATACCTTTAAGCATTGGATGAATAACAGAAATATCTAAAGGTACTTCAATCATTAAAGAATGACCGGAATCGCGTTGATGCTCGGATATAGCATCCCAGTATAACTGAGCACCTTCTATCATTTCCGATGTTACAGGCTCACCATTAGGCGCACTTAAACCCATATTGTGATTACCAAGTAATACTTGAACAGCTACCCAATGCGCCGCTTTACCTTCACGAGATGCGGGCGATTCTTCGGTAATGGGATATAACGCTTCAAGTGCTTTAGAACCCGGGCAAGCAATACGACGCGCGGCGTTAGATGGGTTCATTGATGATTTCCTCAAGAGCCATAATAATTCCGGGAATCAGATCAGGTCTTGTAGCCGCAACAGGTATAGAAGGTATACCGAAATCGCTAAGGACTTTCATAACATTATGACGCTCTATTTTTTTATCAGTGATACCTGTTGTGATCAGAGTCATCATTGCCGCGAAATCCTTAACGGGTACGTCTGGATTAATCGGAGGTGCTGGGATTTCTTGAACCGTTTTTAATTGTGATTCAATTCTGTCTTTTACAACAGGACCCACACCGCGTAAACCCTTCCAAGAACCGTCTTTATTCTTAGTCTTTGTACGTGCGTGAAGTCTTCTATCCCACGGTAAACCTCTTGAATCTAATTCAACGTGAATTAATTCTTCCGGAATAATATCATCTTGTGGGGGTATAACCGGAACATCGGGGCATTTAGCGAATACCGTGGAGGGTTCGGGGGATTGTGACTCTAAATGGTGGCTGTTTGTTATATCGTTTAAATATGCCATTCCAACATTAAACGCTTTTCCCTCATCCGTAACAGGGTCAAACTCTCTTTCCAGATCAGGATTAGTCGTATTTTCAGGATCGCGCCCTACAGACATTCCCAAATCTTTAAGAGGAAAAGGTACTTGAGAATCAATACTCGAAGGAATAACGCACACTGTTTCCCTATTATTTTCTGCAACCTTCATTATATAATCCGCAAGAGCCTCTAATTCATAGGGTCTCATTTTCCCGATATCCGTAATCTCTATATTAATCATAATACTCACTCTATAAATTGACAAAAACCGATAATACTATTATATTGCCTATAGTGTCAACAGGAAGTAACTATAAATGCAATTACGAGATTATCAAATAGATTTAGTACAACAGGTGTACAACGGGTGGGGTTCGGGTGCGGTCAATGTCATGGCACAACTCAGTACAGGCGGGGGTAAGACGGTAATACTATCTAAAATCATTTCAGAGCATAACGGATACTCGATAGCAATAGCCCATCGGAACGAATTAGTATCCCAATTATCGCTAACACTAGCCCGTTTCGGAATTCGCCATAATATAATAGCGCAGCGTGGAACTATACGTGAAATTATAGCCATCCATCATTTAGAATTAAAAAAATCGTTTTACGACCCGCAAGCCGTTTGTATCGTGGCGGGTGTGGATAGCCTCTTAAGATTACCCCCTGATACCCCGTGGTTCTCCAGAATAACTTTAATCATACAAGATGAAGCGCATCACGTACTTCGCGTTAATAAGTGGGGACGTGCAGCAGCACTATTCCCAAACGCTAAAGGCCTATACCCAACAGCAACCCCAACACGTGCAGACGGTAACGGACTCGGAAGACAATCAGACGGGCTTGCGGATACACTGATTGAAGGACCATCAATGCGAGACCTGATCAGACGCGGATACCTCTCAGATTATAGAATCTTCGCACCCTCAAACGATCTGGACTTATCAGAAGTAACCCTATCCGCAGGGGGCGATTTCAGCCCCGACAGACTTAGAACAGCGGTTCATAAATCCAGAATCACGGGCGATATAGTCACACATTACATGAAAATCGCCCCCGGAAAACTGGGCGTAACGTTCGCAGTAGATATTAAATCCGCCGCTGAAATCGCGCTTGAATTCCGATTGTGGGGAATCCCCGCCGAAGTAATCAGCAGTAAAACCCCCGTGCTCCTACGTCAGCAAATTATGCGTAAATTCAGAAACCGTGAAATACTACAGCTAGTCAATGTGGATATCCTCGGTGAGGGCGTAGACGTTCCCGCAATCGAAGTGGTTTCAATGGGATTACCTACACAATCGTATAGCCGTTTCGCGCAACAATTCGGTAGGTCGTTACGACCCGTACCCGGAAAAACCGCTATAATTATAGACCACGTGGGAAACGTAATGCGCCACGGCTTACCCGACGCGCCAAGAGTCTGGACGCTAGACCGACGCGAACGGCGCACCCGAACAACGCCCGAAGACGTAATACCACTAAAAACGTGTATCTCCTGCCTCTCGGTCTATACTCGATTCCTGCGTAACTGTCCCTACTGCGGACACTACCAACCCCCAGAAAACCGATCGGCTCCCGAATTCGTAGACGGTGACCTGTGCGAATTAGATCCCGAAGTATTAGCATGGTTACGAGGAGAAATAGAACAGTCTGAAATCGCACCACACCCTCCAGCTCACCTAGAGGCATACGTTAAACGAGCAATCCAAAACAGACACACTGAACGAGTCGCCGCCAAATCAGAATTACGCGCCAATATATCCACATGGGCGGGATACCTACATGCGCGAGGTCGAAGCGACTCAGAAATATACCGCCAATTCTTCTACACGTTCGGAACGGATATTCTAACAGCTCAGACCCTTGGCACCACTCCAACAAATGTGCTAAACTCTAAAATTGTTGACGATACAGGCAATATAGGATAGAATATGCGGTTAACATCGGAAGCAGGGATTTTATCAGACATAAGGCTAGAAGCCTCAGAAAAAGGCGCACGGCTCTGGCGTAATAACGTGGGTGCTACCTACACTCAATCCGGTAATTTTATAAGATACGGGTTAGCAAACGATTCATCGCAGCTAAACGCCGTTATAAAATCAGCGGACTTAATCGGAATACGCCCAATACTTATAACCCAAGAACACGTGGGTATGATTATAGGACAGTTCATCTCAAGAGAAGTTAAAAAACCGGGGTGGAGATACTCCAACACGGACAGAGAACGCGCACAAAGTGCATGGGCGGAGTTAATATTATCACTAGGAGGTGACGCGTGTTTCACGACAGGACGGGGTACATTATGAATCACATACAATCATCAACAGACCCCTTAACCGCGTGGTGCGGCGATCCGTTATCATCGGTTGAATTCTATTTTAAAACGATAGACCAAGCCGCCCTAAACGGATTATTTCCGGATAAAAAAACAGCATGTAAAGAATGCATTATGAAAATAATGGACGCTTTATTAAATAATATCGAGATTAAAAATGACTAAAACGCTAAAAGGTGCAAGAATGAACCCCCTTGCTCGGAAACAGAAAATACTAGAAGCCGCCATAAGTCTGGCAATAGTATCGGGTTATAGAAACATTACTCGCAAAGATGTGGCTATCGCCTCGGATTCCGCGCAAGGATTAGTTAGTCGCTATTTTAAAACAGTAGCTAACTTAAAAAAAGAAGTAGTACGAGAAGCATTAGAACGTGAAATTATGCCAATACTCGTCGAGAACCTGTTAGATAGACCCATCGCGCGTATTAATTTACCGCTGGAACTAAAAGATAAGGTTATACATTACTTACTAAACTAAAGGACTATATAAAAAATGCCAAAACTCCCACAATTACCTAGATTTATTCTATGCAAGTACGAAGCTATTCCTAATTCCTCAAAAACAAATAAAATACCCCTAAACCCTATAACTAAATACGCGCACAGCCCCTTAGATCAATCAATTCACATGTTTTATGAAGACGCTAAAGAACTCGCAACGTCTTTAGGTCACGGTATCGGATTTGTGATTAGAAAAGAAGATAAGTATTTTTGCATAGATATCGATAATTGCGTAAAACCGGAGGGCGGATGGAGTGATTTAGCTATTCAAATAATGACACTATTTGTCGGTTGTTATATGGAAGTATCTAATTCTAATCGAGGACTTCACATAATCGGTAAGTATGAAGGTGAAGAACCTATTCACGGGTGCAAAGATACATCCAAAGGTTTAGAACTTTATACCGACCGTCGTTTTATCGCATTAGCTGAAATAAGCCCCCAAGGGTCATTTGATGCCATTCACACGGGGGCTTTGAATCAATTTATTAAGGACTATTTTCCTCGTGTTTATGATTCGAATCCTCAATCCGAAGACTGGACAACCGAATCACACCCCGATTGTAATCCCCCCGAGGATAATTTAGAACTAATCGAATTTATTCTAAATAGAAAACCTACAGCACAAGAAACATTCGGTTCAACGGTTTCTTTTAGAGATTTATTTGAAGCAAATGAAGAGGTTCTATCCAAAGCATATCCCCCAATAAATCAGGACCATACCTATAATAGAAGCGATGCAGACGCAGCTCTAATTTATAGACTACATTATTGGTTAGGTGGGAATTGCGAACGTATAGAACAGATAATGAGACTTTCAAAGCTTTACTATCCTGATCGGGAGGCTAAATGGGATGGTTACGAAAACTATCTCCCCAACTCAATTATGAATTCGAAGGGGAGACATAAAAAATGTTTTGCCCACTCCCATAGGCAAAGCAATAATAACGCAACAGGGAACATTAATCAACAGGAGGTAGGCGCACTTTTAAACATAGAGCAACAGATAGCCTACTTTCAAAATTGTACCTACATAGCCGAAACGCACCTGATGTTAATCCCTGAAGGCGTGTTGTACAAGCCCGAAGCATTTAACTCCATGTATGGGGGTGCTTCATTTCATCTTGACTTTAATAATGAGAAGGTAACACGCAAGGCTTTTGAAGCGTTCACCCTCTCGCAGGGGTACAGTTTCCCCAAAGTTCATGCGACCTGCTTTAAACCATTGTTGGGATTCGGTGAGATAATAACCGAGAATGATTCACGCTTTGTTAATATCTATCGCCCCGTTAACCCTCCAAGAAATAAACAAGATGTTGAACGGTTTATAACCCACGTTACACATTTATTACCCCACGATGAAGACCGTTTGATACTTTTGTCTTACATGGCGGCCTTGATTCAATACAAGGGTATTAAGTTTACTTGGTGTGTGATTGTTCAAGGTGTAGAGGGTAACGGTAAATCATTTCTTAATGAGGTATTGGCGTATTGTATAGGCCGTCAATACGTGCATAGCCCCAAATCTTCGGACTTAACGGGAAAATTTAACGGTTGGATGGAAAACAAGCTATTAATCACCGTGGATGATATCTATCAGTCAAGTTGGGACATGTTAGAGATTCTAAAACCAATGATTACTAATCGTCACCAAGAGATAGAGCGAAAAGGTATTGATAAAGTCACAAGGGAGGTATTCTGTAATTTCATTCTTAATACTAACCATCAAGACGGAATCCGAAAGACCAAGAATGATAGACGCTTTGCACCGCTATTTACAGCGCAACAAGAACCCGAGGACATTATCCGATCAGGTATGGGCGGCGACTATTTCCCCCAGTTGTTTAGGTGGTTCAATGACGAGGGCGGGGCGGCTGCGATTAACGAGTATCTAAGCACGTTTGAGATACCCGATAAATACAACCCAACCACTTCGTGTATTAGAGCGCCTATGACGTCCTCGACGGAGTTAGCAATAGCTCAAAGTTTAGACCCAATAGCGCAACGAATAAAAGAATGGATAGGGGAGTCGATCATAGGCTTTAAGAACGGTTGGTTATCTTCAATGATGATTAATCGAAAGCTCTTAGATCATAATGTTAAAGTGAATCCTAAACAGCTTCCTTTGATTTTAAAGAGTCTAGGGTATGTACCTCACCCCGGACTCGATAAAGGTCGCGCCAGCCGCACCATTAAACTAGACGGCGGGCAATCAAAGCTATATATACATTTAAGCCATGTTACCACACTTGGATTTATGCCCATGAGCATTGTTGATGCTTACGAAAACGACCAGAAATAAATAGATTTACGAGGGGTAGAGAACCAGTTTTGCGTTCTCGCCCTACACTTGATAAAAATTATCTTCAAATTCAATAACTCTCGAATAGCCA